GCCCCTTGCACGCAGCAGCCAGCGTAGACGGGCCATGAGATACCGCCTCCTGTACTACCTCCGCATAGCGTCGCCATCAGATACTTTCAGTGACTCCTCTAACGTTCATCCTCACCTCTCCCCCGTGGGGGGTCTTCCTCCCTATATGGAGGTGCATGAGGTGCTTCCTATCTCTGACCGGTGACCGTCAGAGTCAGCAATCTCATGTAGAGGGGTAGAGATTAACCCCCAGAGACGTAATGATCCCATGCGTTCGAATCATCAAATTCATGGGATCATCATGCCGCTGGTTTAAATAGAATCCCTTCCCCCCAGATGACAAGCCGGGAATGTGATCATATCTGTAGGTGCATGGAGAGGAATATTTAATGACGTTAACCCCTCCGCCGTCGTGAAGCTCTGTTAATCAGGCTCCATAGCATGCTGCCCCGCCAAGGACGATATCATGGTTGCAGTGCGTAACGAGCGCCCCCTCTCATTATGCTGCCACAACCAAATGATCAGAGGGGGATACAGGCTCGGTTTATATAATTCAACAATGTCCGATTCCTTCGGGAGTCCGCTCATCCAGGACCCCGCTTTCTCTGGGTCAATGTCCCACTTCTGAAATAAATCGACCCACTGCTGCCTCGTAACCTCGCCGCCTCCAGGATCATGCACGTCAAGCCACCTGTAATACCGATACAACATGTCGTTAGCCATTACATTATACCATGCTATGCACATCATACTACGAACACGCGCCTTTTCGTAGGCAAAGTTATTCGCCACCTCCTCTTCGGTGGGGGCAATTATTTGATCAAAGTCATTATGTTCGGGATACATCATCCGTTCTACGACGCTGTCAAAAGTGGGAACGGGCTTGATCGTTCCGTTACGGTCCATAAAGTAGTTTGACAGGAATTTGACCGACTTCCCGTCAACGGGAGTTGCTCCATGGATCTTGAGACGATTCGTGACATAGGAGTCCTTGGCCTTAACCTCGAGTCCAAAGATCTTCGACATGGCTGCAACATACGTCCGCATAGCCTCGTCGTGATCCGAAGGACCGTCAATGACGGCGATGATCACATCATCGCCGAATGTCCAGGCCCGGGCGTTCCATCCCAGGTGTTCAAACACGATTTCCTGCATGATCCAATTGGCATCTGATCCGATCTGAGAGGTCCATGGGTCCCCGCTTGCCACTCCACGACCTTTGACGTAGACCTGACCGTTCGGGAGGACGATCTTGGTGTTAACGAGGTGTTCAAACTCACTGTCCCAATACGCAACTGAGCCTCGATCAGGAGTGAATCGTTGGGAGATCCGGGAGAAGGATGATCGGATGACCTCGGCCGGGACCGTCTGATCATAACCACTAAAATCCACGCAAAGGAAATACGATGGCTTGGTTGCCTCAATCTGCTGATAAAGAGCTTCATAGTTTCCGTTGAATGGACCCATTCCGATCATCACCCCCCCATTCTCTTTAGAATACCCCTTTACAAGAGCTGAATACGGTACAGAGGTCATTGAACCAATTAGATGGCGTTTAAGATCAGGAACGACGATTAAGCGTCCCTCCTTCTTACCTGCTTCCTTATCACTATCAACAAGCTTACCTCTACCGGCTACAAAACATGGTGGTGTGTCGTACATTACCCCTTCCTTCAATCCCCTTATATCCCGTGCGGCTTCCTGGGAGGCAAGGACAAGTGCATCCTTTTTCTTCGGCTTACCTCGTCTCTTCCACCTGATTCCCGCAGATGTCTTTAGCGGAACCTTGACCTTTCGCAAGTTGTCGATTTCAAGCCAGGAATCAAACACGACAGCGGAGCCAATACCCTCGTATGCCCGCAGTTTTCTCAAAACTGTCGGGAGGTGACGAGAGTAGATCACATTGTCGAAGTTCCGATCCCCCCCAAATCGTTCCAAATGTGCG